ATAATTTCTGTTCTGATACAAATAATACGTATGCCATAGTTATCTTTATTCTAAAAATCCTTCATTTTTCATAGTTTTAGGAGCTCTTGCTACTAAACTATCGTTTCTTTTAATTGTAAACCCTTCACTTCTTGCTTTTGTAGCTGTAACTATTTTGTCTGTTGTAATATTATCAGGGTATACTACAAAGCCTTCATCAGTTGCTGGTGCTTGGAAAATTTGTCTTTTCCAGTAATGATGACATAGTGCGCCACCTTTAAAAAGCCAGATTGAATAAGTATCAGCACCTCTTGCTCCCCAACCTGGATTAACAGCAATATTAGTCATTCTAAGAATATCCTCTTTTCTATACTTCTTTTTTGTAGCTGTCATAAGTTTACAAAAACTTCTTGATTCACCATCACCAGAAACAGAGTTGTTTTTAGTATATACATACCTTACTTTAAAGTACGCATCACCATCTTTATTTAATCCATCTTGCTCACTCCTTACATTAGGATTTGCTCTACCTGTTCTAACAAAGTTAAATTTTTCATTTGCTACATTATTTAACTCACTTTCAAAGTCAAAATCTTGATGTTCGCCATCTACAATTTCATCATCAATCAATTCCCAACCCTCTGGAATATCCTCTCCATACTGATCAATAAACTTTTCTAATTCTGTTTTTGCCTCTTTTGACAATTCTGTCTTTTCACAATCACATTTTTCTTTTTGCTTTTCACAATTACAATCACTTAACTCAGTAGCCTCTGCATGCCCTTCGCAAGCCATATAAACAGTTCTGCCTTCATATTCGTGTTCGTGATACCCCTCGCACCCTAAAGTTTTTGCGTGAGCTTCAGCTTCAGCTATGGTGCTAAAAACAGGTTGTCCATCTATCATTCCTACTTCGCTTAAATCTTCTCTAACTTCTATGTCTAATGGCTCTAGTCCAAGCTCATTTCTGATTTCATCTTCTGTCATTACTGCCTTCAAGTCCTCAGATGTAAAGTCTAAAGTGATAGGTTTTAATTGCACAAAGTTAACAGGCATATCCATATTGTTAACTTGAAATATTTTTCTAAGTTGTTTTACAATTTGATCTTGGAAAGGCTTAACAACTGTGTTTAAATAAAAGTTACTAGCCGAGTTTAATTCATCAACATTACTCCCAAGACCTGTATCATTCTTGATACCCATAAGCATTGGAGATGTTACCCTATGTCCAGAAAGAATATTCTGAGTTAAAAGCTCTTGTAAAGCAATATACTGTTTATCTAAGTCGCTTGGGCTTATAGCTTGTATCTGTGGTGTTCTAGTGTTGTCATCTGAGAAGGTCAAAACGAATTTACCTGCGTTGTTTTGTCCTGTAAATTTCTGTGCAAGACTTTGTTCTATTTGCATTCTCTCCTCTTGTGTAGGAATACCGTTTGCAAAGTTAACCATAAAGCTACCAGAGAAACCTGCTGATATATTGTTTAAATGAAACTCAGATACTCTAGAGTCTATTAATGCCCAGTTGTTACAACTAACGTAGTCAGGAGTGAAATAACTATTCATGTTTGGACTGTACAATCCTGCATACATTATTTGATTTGCAGATGTTCTATCGTTAACATTAAAAGCAGGAACGTATTTAGGCTTGTTAATTCTTGTATTTGACCAATCTGCACTAATATAATACCCTTTAGTTTTTCCAAATTCATCTGGTCTAGCACATCTAATTTTTTCTACTCCTACGTGATATATTTCAGCAATCTGTGTTCTGTCTTTAGACCATACCACGTTAAGAGCAAAAGCACCCTGTAATTTAAAGTCAAAAGCTACTTTCTTTATAACTTCGTGCAAACTTTCGTTGCCATTAGCTCTATTCATAAAGTTTTGTAGCTTAATTCTAGCCTCCATATCTCTATCATCATCATTTTCTATGATAAGATTTTCCCCTGCAATCATCTCAGCAGTAGCGTTAATAATAGCAGCAGAAATTGAACTAGAATAGTATAAGTCTATAAGGAATTGTGGGTACAAGTTTCTCCAATCATCTGTTCCGTACTCAATCCAGTCACGCCCTCGTACTTCTTGTACAATCGGTGCTGTGCTAGTTTCTAGGTTTATGTTAATTATATTGTCTTTCATATTTCTAATTCTTTAGACCATTCATCAGTTCTCATTATTTCTAAAATTTCCGAATGATTATATTGTGACAAACCTACTAAAAAATCAGGAGTTTCACCTTCAAATTTTAAAACTGTTTTCTCACCATTTACAGAAATTCTTAATGTATCAACGCTTGTTTGATAAACTTGAGAAAAGTCTATTGTATCTACATTTTCCATATTATAAATAACGTATTTCATTTTTAGTTTTTTAAGGAACAGTTGTTATTATATCTCCTGATGCCATATTTCTCATTGTACCATTATTGCTATTTGAGCTTTGATCTATTATTGTAGGATATGCTCCAGTACCTGTTGGATCACCATTTCTCCAATACCCAACCAAGTCGATTTCTCCTGATAAATCAGTTGGCTTGCCACTATTATAAATAGCTGTAATATCACTAGCACTTTTTGCCGTAAGAAATACGCTTACTTCATCTATAATACCATTTATATATCTTGTAGCATTTCTGCCGAATTGCATAGGTGATGATGTTCCCCCTGTTGCTTGATTTGTGTATGTGTATGCAGTATAAGCGCTGCCATTAACGTAAAGAGTCCAAGTTTTTGCTGTTGTATTTCTAACGCAAGCTAAATGATACCAAGTGTTTAAATTTAAATTTACTGTTATAGTTCCGAATTGATTAGCTCCAGCACCATATTCGTGGCCTATAATAATATTAAAAGTTTCTCCTTCTCCACCAGAAGTAACAGCTAATACGTAAAGAAAATTCTCCGCCTCTGTTTCTCCATCTCCTGACACTCCTGCGATAACATCAGCATTCTCAAATCCTCGTATATATGCCCAAGCACTTAAAGTTACATCTCCTAAGATTTGCAACTCTGATACAGATGCTTCCGTTGTAACATAGTCATCTACACCATCAAAATCTAAAGAATATAGATTTTTAAAAGCAGCAGGTGCTTTAGAGTTTGAAACTAAGCTCTGTCCTAATTTAAGTACTCTCATTTTACGTAGTTACTCCTTCGTGATAACCTATTCCAACACCACTTGTTAGTGTGATTGCTGTTACATTCATAAACAATGTAGTTCCAGCAGGCATTGTTGTCTGTAAAGCACTTTCTCCAGTAGCATCTGCAACTGTGATAGAGGCTATAACACTTTCAACTGGGAAGAATACACAATAGTAATCTTTGCTAGTTTGTGCTGCTGTGGTAAATATTTCTGTTCCACCATTCTTTCCCAATTGTTCCATTAATAATTGTTGTACGTTTTCTATTGCCATTTTTTATTTTTTTTTATTGTCCATAATATATATAGTTAGTACCATCTGTTGGCTCTTGCCTTTGAGTGTACTTAACTTGTTCTGTTCCTGATTTGTCAGCAACATACATTTTTCCTTTCGTTACAAGGCCTTTAACCACTCCGTGAGTAGGACCTACTGGTAATACATCATCCTCTGTTACAGGTGCGTTTCCTGCGCTTATAGCAACTGCACCACTCCAAGCTACTTCATAGACTTCATATTTGTAATATCCTGCTGGTGTAAAGTCAACCCTGCCTGTATAAACATCAGGAGTAGCGTTATAATCAAACACAAACTTAGTGTATCTGTCATAGATTAAATGCTCAGTAGAATAAGCATATTGAACAGATTTGTCCATATCATTAGAGAATTTTACTAAGTGCCTAATCTTATCTGAACTAACTGAAGTATCTATACGATTGTCCTCAGTTTGTAAGAAGGTAGTTAGGTTAGTTTGTGTGATTGCTTGTATCATCCTACTATATAATAGAAAAGTGCTGATTTTATTTGGAATAAAAGAAAAGAGGGCATTAAGCCCTCTAATCAAAGAATATATGAAAACTACTAATTATTTTTAAGATGATACAACACCACCTAATGTAAACCCACCATTATCGAATGGGTTTGTAGTAAAGTCTGGTACAAATTGAAAAGGTTGATTTTCTAAGCCATCAAATGTTAGAGTGTAACCATTTCTATCTCCAAACGCTGCGCCACTATCCATAGTTCCTGCGTTAAGCTCCATACCATTTACACTTCCTAAGCATACAATTACATCATGTCCTGTAGCAGTTACTGTTTGATTCAATTGTGCAAATATAATCACTTTAGTTTGTCCTAATAATTTTATCTGATTCTGATCCTCTTTAGTAAGTCTGTTTAGTATGATGTTAACCGTAGGTGTGTAAAATATTGTGCCATTTTCTCTAGATCCAGTAATAGTATCGGTAAGACTAGCAACACCTAAAGGCATTGTGTATCTGTATAAACTATTACTACCCATTTCCAAATCAGTAATTTCCCCGTTTGCTGTTGGTATTGAAGTTACTTGGTCATAAACTGCGAAATATATAAACTTAATCCCACCTGATATTCTATTACAATCAAGTCCTCTACCTTTTGTTAAAGCTGTACATGCCATTTTATTTTATGTTTTAAAGGTTAAAGGAGCAGAGGTTTTTACACCCCTGCCTCTATAAATTAAGTTAATTACGACTGTCTTACAATGTCAGCACCAACACCTTGCTTAACACCTGCGTTGTATCTAGCAACTAATCTCATGTTGTCAGAACCATCTAACTGACTCATGTCTAAAAGTTGTATTCTAGTGTGATCAGATACTAAGTCAGTACCAAAGAATAAATTTGACTTTTCTGCTGCTACTAATTGATTGTCAACCATTCCTGGACATACTGCGATTTTGTAGCCTTCAAATACTGGCTCATAGTCACCATTCATGTTGTAAGCGTTTACATATCCTAAAGTAGATACTGCTGATACATAGAAAGCGTAAGTCTTAGCATTCATGTAGATATATAAGTCCTCTTTTCTTAAGATTGGAGATACGTTAGCTGCCATGTCAGCAGTTAAAGTTTGTAAGTTAGCAATGATGTTTCCTGCTGCATAAGCACCAGAAGCTGATGATTGAATAACAGTTGCATCTTGTCCAGGTAATAAATATCCTGCTGCTGATACAAACCCTTCAAATTCTCCAGTAGTAGCTTCAGTTCCACCCCATATAGAAGTTTCAGTTGCGTTAGCTATGATTTCTCCCATGTAAGATATTACATAGTCATCAAAAGATGCTGGTGGTGGTGCGCCTGCTCCTGCTCTCATTTGTAGAGCCTCCCAAGAATCTAGTAAAGTTTTTTTACAAAGATCAATGTTGATTTGTAAATTTTTAGGTGTAAGAACTGCTTCAGTTAGAGCTAAAGTTCCTGCATCTGTAAAGTCACATGAAGCATCTTTTACTAATCCACTTCCTGCCATTTTTTGAATATTAGATTTGAATTTAACATTCTCAATGATAGTTAAAAAATCTAATGATGTTGCCTCTTTCAGAGCTGCTGAAATATAAAAGCCAGCTGCTTTACCTGAAAAGTTACTTGTTGTTGTAAATGCCATTTTTTTTGTTTTTAAGTTTATTATTTATTTAAGTTATATAAAAATTTCTCTTGCTTAGAAAGTCTGTTGTACTCTTTTCTTGACAATACTGGTCTTTCTGAGCTAAATTTATTTGTGTTTACTGGTGCTTCAGCAGGAGATTCTGCTAATTCAATTTTTAACGCTTCATTCTCAGCTTTTAATTTTTCAATTTCATCCTCTGCTGAAAATTCAACTACCTCAGTAGTCTTTATAGTTTTAGGCTTGTCAGAAACTTCTTCTATATTTTCTTTAGTTGTTTCTTCTTTCATTTCTACATCTTCTGAATCACCTTCTCCTATTCTTGCTTTAAGGTCTGCTACTGCATCCATTAAGTTATCTACTTTGTCTTTCATTTCTTCATAAGACTTAGCCCAGTCTGCTTTTTCCGCATCAGTTTCAGGAAATGCAAAATCAACAGATTCTGATAACTCTTCTGAATATTTATCTTTATCTTCATCTTTTCTTGCATCAACTTCTTCATCTTCAGTTACTTCTTCTTCTGTTTCTGATTCAATAACTTCAGCAACAACACCTTCTACTTCTACTCTGAAAGATACGCCAGTGTCAGTTTTATAAGTGCCTACTGGTAATAAGATTGTAGTGCCATCTTCAGTTAATACAGATATGTCTACACCAGCCTCTAATTCATCAGCCGTAGATACGAAAATCGTTCCATCTTCGCTTTTTGCTTGGTAAGCTAAAACAACCTCTTCTTCAGATTTATTTAAGCCAAGTGCTACTAGTATTTTTTCTTTTAAGTCCATAATTTCTTTTTTAGTGTTCATTATATAATAGATTAATTTTAATTTTATTTGATTTTTGAAATTATCTCATTCAAAGCTGTTAGTATTTCGTGTGTTGTTGGCTCACGTTCTGACATCTTTTCCATTTTATCTGCAAAGTACCCTTCAATAGATAATCCTTTTAATTCTCCATCTTTTACTTTTTGCCACAATTCATTATTGTTTATTTTCATAGAAACCATCCACGTACCTTTTGGTAGATTATAGCCATAAAGCCTTGACTTATCCATTTTAGTATCTTCTATAATCCAACTTTCAGTAGTCAACACTCCAGACACTCTATCTTGATGCTCATAAGTTGCTTTGTGATGATTATTATGTTTTAAATAAAGTTCACTTGCCTTACGAACCGTTTTAGGACTGAAATACACATAGTATTCCGAATCGGTATTTGGATCGTATCGAAATATTTGCTTA